GCACGTCTACGCCGTTATCTTCTTCGACTTCTTCTAGCCATGGGTCTACTTCCGCAACTGCGGGAATAACCTGCCTTGCCTTAGCGCTATTAACTTCTTGTTTGCTGGCCATTGACTTACCTAGCCCAATACCTAACGCGCCTATTGCGCGGCCTATTGCCGAAGTTTCCAAGTTGGCCAATTCGCTGCCCCTAGTAAATGCCGTCTTACCTTGTGCAAGTTCGCTACACGTGCCCGTCGCTGGTCTTGGGTCTTCTGGGTGTCTGTAAACGTATGCAATACCCCAAATAAAGTCTGGGTTGCCGTCCATGACGCCCTTAAACTCAAATTGAATACTTGCGTTTTCAAACTTTTTATAAAGCAATTCAATACGGGTCTTAACGTCTACATAGTCGCTAATGTCGTAGCTCATAGTTTCCACCCGTCCCGCTTCATGTGGTCTTCGATAGTTTCGCCGTCTAGCCATTCGCTGGCGCGGTTACGTTGATGTGCTTCTTCGACACGTACGCCGAAAACGAAACCAATAATTAAAGCAATTACTATAAGTAATAAAGTAAATCCGTTAAAAAACATTTGCCCTGTTTCCTTTGTTTATTTTGTTTTGTCTATTTGGTCTTGACTGTATCGCTTCACTCCGCCAATTTTGAGCGGCTTAAGCGTTCCGTTCTTTTCCCAGCGCCATAAAGTCGTCCGGTTTACTTGTAGCTTGTCCGCCATTTGTTTAGCGGTTAGATACTTTTCCAATTTTGCCCCTTATTGCCCTGTGTTGTAATTGTCGTTGCATGGTGTTGCATTGTCAAGCACCTTTATTTTACTGGCGTGTCATGCTCTTTAATGTGCCTGTTTAACATGGTTTTAACTTCTTCTACGCTGTTTATTAGGTCGGGTAACGACTTTCCCCCGTTGCTAGTCGGCTGTATTTGGTAAGTCATTTGTTCAATATAAGCCTTAATTGGCTTAACTACGACGTACTTTATAAACATTCCTAATAGTGAAAATATAGCGATTAGCGCTCCCGCAGCTTGTCCAGCCATTATTAAGTAACTCATGGCGTCCAATACTTAAATTGGCGTTCGGGGCTGTTACAATTTCCCCCGCCTACCTTAAATTGAGCCACAATAGGGTGTTTCGTTTTCATTTCCCAGTAAGTCGAACCCTGCCAGGTCTTAGGCGTTCCCTTACCTAATACCCAGGTAGTAGTGCCCGTAGTGTCGCGTTTGCCGTCCGGCAATAATCTAGCAAACCTCATCTTTACATACTTAGGCGGCTTTGTGCAGGTTAGGTGGAGCTGCGCGAAAAATAACGAGCGACTACCCCCCAGGTCGAAAGGTTCGCAGCCTTGAAACGTCGTCCATTTGTAAGGCTTATAAGTCTGCGTTTCGGTGTTCTTACATAGACCCGAAACTTTAGCCTTAGCCGTGACGTACGGCGTGTTATCGTCGGCTACTACTGGCGCGGTAATCATTAAAACGCTCATTACAATAATCGCCGCTAGGCGTTTACTCACTTCTTCTTAGCGGTCTTGGCCGCGTTTATTGCTGCGTCCATTTCCTTAGCGTCTAGTTTGCCGTCGTCTATCATACTCTTAGCGACTTCTCTAATGACTACTACGAGCGGTAATAAGGCTGCCATTAAAGCGCCTTTAACTGGCTCAATTCCTACTCCAGCCGATAGGCCGAAAGTTGCTAAACCCTCGTAAGCAATTAGGGCTAATACTCTGATAATAAATGTCTTCATGGCGTGCCTTTCGTTAGGTTACGCCCTGTTATTTATTACTAGCTGGCTAAAATGTCTTTCGGGTCTATTGGCTTGCCGTCGCTCCACCGGAGTTTTGTTCTTAGCTCTACGTGTAAGTGGGCTCCGGTGCTGTTCCCTGTATTGCCACTTTCGGCAATATGCTGGCCTTTTTTGACCTTGTCGCCTGGCTTAACTAGCGCCTTAGACAAGTGAGCATAAATAAAATACCCACCGTTACAGGATTGGACTAACTGCACCCCGTAAGCCTTGCCCCAATTAGCAGCTTCTATTTTTCCGTCGGCTACTGCTAGCACGTTTGTACCCTCTGGGACTGCAAAATCTACGCCCGTGTGGAAACCGGTAGACCAATGGCGGCCTTTTTTGTTCCATGGGGTCGAAATACGTCCACCTTTAATTGGTAGTGCCATTATTCGCCAGGTAAATTAGCGTCGGCAGATATGACCGACAAATATTCGGCATATTCTTCATCTGTCATTTCTCTTACTTCGTCGTCAATTTGAATTAACGGCTTTTCTGTTGCTGTTGCTTTTGCTGTTGCCATTTTAACTTGTTCCATATCCGTAGACGTAAATAGTTCCGCCAGTTAAAGTTCCACTAGCGGGTGTAATTGTAAAACCTGTGTATGAAGTGTTTACAGAATGTAGGCAACCACTTGTACCGAATACGGTTCCCGAAACATAGTTAGCCATAAATTGCGTATTTGTTGCAGTAAATGGATTAAACACGTCACAATTTAATCTTAAAACATTTGAGGAGCCATGTCCCGCAAAAGGATAGTTACTCGTTGAACCACTCGTAATAGATTGAATAGAACCACCCCAAGGTAAATACATAAGACTATAAGCATAAGACGAAGTAGAGCCCGTATTTATAATGGTTAAATCGGTTGCGCTTGCGCTTGAAACTCCGCCGACAATTACAATTTTATAAGCGCTGTAAGTCGCGCTATAAGCATTAGTTACGGCAACGGACGAAACGCCGCTTCCGATTGTTTGCGTTTTTATTAAACGTAGTCCAGGGTAAGCGCCGCCTAAAGCTGTAAATAAAGTGGTATCAACTGCGCTGCCAAGCGTTCTGATATTTAGGGCTCCGTCCTTAACCAGCCCAGTATTTTCGGGGGTACTCCACCCATAATTCGTTGTCGTTGCCATTTAAGCATTCTCCCATATTGTCGTCGGATTGTATGTATTCCACGTAGTCGTGTTTGGCACTTGTAACCAAATTTGACTACGGTAGGTTTCTGAATAAGCCGAAACAAATAACGATAAATCGGCGGTATAACGGGTTAAGTTCCATTCCCAACCCTCTACGAAACCGTCAAAATCTAACCCAAATACGGCAGGTAAAGCGTTAGTATTTACGCGCAAACCATTATAAACGGCGGCTAACTGGTCGCGGGTTGCGTCGGTAACGGTTGGACTATGTAACGGCACGGTAAAGACGGCGGGGTAATTACGCGGATAAGCGCGGCTATACAAATAATCGTCGGCTTGTTCTTGAGCGTCTACGCCGTTTTCTAATAACGTGCCTTTAGTAGCTGCTAACTGGCCGTATAAAATCTTACTTTGTGCATCTTGTGCGTTCTTAGTTTGGCCATTTTTATAAATAATTGTTACATCATTAACAATTTCGCCCCATTGACTATTGCTACTTAAACCATTGGCTAATAAATCGTCGGCTGTTAATTCGTAAGGTAGGGCTAGGGCTCTGGCTGCGTAGTCGTCGTAATGTAATGCCCCTAAACCGTCTTCCCATAACACCCCGCGCCCTGATTGTGCAGCTTCTTGCGCCAATTCCAGGGCGTTTGCTTCGTCGGCTGCATAAGCTGTTAATTCATATTCACCTGGCATATCTATATTCGTGGTTAAATCGTCCACTAATGCTTGGCTGGTTGCGTCGTAACTAGCCCAGGTTACGCCATTAGGTAAATCGTTCCATGTTGTAACGCCGTCTAAATCGTCCCATTCGGTTACAAAGGCTTCGTGAAGAATGTTATAAACCCGTGTACCGTCAAATTCTTTAGCGTAACCGGAAGTACCTGCCAGGCGCTTATTTAACTGGGCTAGCACCCCTACGGCTGTAACGTTATAGCGGGCGATAGAGCCTATGTCGCCGTACTGGGGTAGGGAAATACTAATATCGGAAATAATGCCCGTAAAAATGGTCTGTGTGCCCGCAGTGCCCTTGTTAATGGATACCGTCAGGCTATCCGATAGTTCAACTTCTAAAGGGTCGTTAGCGTCCGTCCATAGTTCTACACTGGCATAACTAGGCTCTGGCTGGTTAAGTACGTCCCGACGCCCCGAAGATATCCTAACGCTGGATAGCGTGTTATCTGGGTAGAATATCCCGCCGTCTATTTCTACGGTTGGGTACGGGTCGTAAGTTGTCATAGTGGCGAGCCCGCCAAATTAACTTGTCCGGTTCGTAGGGTGCTATTTTGCATAATGCGTTCGATAGTGCGGCGGGCACTTTCGGCGTCTACTATGCCGTTAAGAATAAAGGTATTACCCCCGCCGCCGCCCAGCTTGTGGTTAGGAATAATTTGTCCGCTTGAATTAGGAATAAAGACCTCTTTTCCAAATTCACCCACTCTAACCGGTTGGCCTGCGCGGACTGTTCCGCCCATGGCGCTACCCGTACTAGCGTCGGAAGTTAGCCAATCCCATAATTTATTTTTAACAATTTCGCCAGGCAAAAGATTAAGAATAGGCTTTATCTTTGCATAAGCCGTCGTAAGTTTGTCAATGGCCTTGGCAATATTATTTATCGAATTAGCCGTGGTTTGTAATGCTGTTAGGCCGCTGGTCGCTTCGCTGCTTGTCATAGCTGCAAACAATTTACCGAAACTATCCGCAATATTTACAAGGCTTCGGCCTAGGCTTTCCGCTCCATCACCCTTAAATTCTCCCGCTAATTCTCTGGCGCGGTTGCTCAACCCCTGCGGGTCTTCGCCGCTCATGGCCTTAGCGACACGATTAACAATGTCTAATAAGTCTTTAAGTTTAGGTAATAATTTAACGCCTAAACTTTCTTTCATTTCGTCCCAGCGTTCGGTTAAAATGGCTAACTGCCCCGCGTAAGTTTCCGTATTGGCTTTAGCTGCTCCGCCAAATAATCTAACTAATTCATCTTGGACTAAATTAAAATCTTTACTTTTCTTAATACCTTCGTCTAATGGAATACCTAATTTAGTAAGCGCTCCAAAATTTCCGTCATAGGCTTTACCAAGGGTTAAAGAAACGGTTTCTAAATCCTTGCCCGTTGCCACGCTAATATCCATAGCCAAATTAGTAAGTTCTTGCGCCTTTGTTACCGAACCAGTAGCACGGGCAAGGTTTGCTAATGCTGGCCGTAACTTACTATCTGAAATTCCCTTGGCTAATTGCTGGGTACTTATCCAGTCTTCGCTGGCTTTAATTTGTGCGTCTGTTGCGCCTGTTGTGTTTTGTAAAGCCTTGGCCAATAGTTTCTGGCTTTGTTCGTCTTCAATGGCGGCCTTTACGCCGTCTATACCAATTTTAATAGCGTAGCCCGCGGCAGCTGCTCCGGCGGCTGCAAAAGCTGCGCCCGCCATTTTGCCAAACTTGGCTACCTTGCCGCCGAAAGTCTGGGTATCTTGTCCGGCTTGTCGTAAGCCTTTACCAAATTTATCTACGTCCGCAAGTAAGTTAAGTTTAAGGGTTCTCTGTGTAGCCATTAAATGCTTACCCCCTTAGTCCAATTCGCTAAAACGTCGTCGCAAGCTTCGTGCCACTCTTTAGTAATCTTAGGCTGTAAGCGCCGCAATTCTGGGTAAATCCAGTAGCCCTCGTTACCTTGTCCACGTCTAGGACTTCTATAAGGAAAGCGACGCCCGCCGTTAGGAAATTGTCCCGCTTGACTTGTAGGGTCTGCGCCAAATTCTGAACCATAAAGCACGTCGCCCGAAACTGCGCCGCCGCTAAATTTAACCCGTGACCCGCCAATAGTAATATTAGGTACGCGGTCTTTATTCGCCCTGGTAGTCTGCGCTACTCTCTGCGCTTGTTTATACATTGGGGCGTAACTAGCTGCGGTCTTAATGTCGTCGGCCACCCAACTAGCAATACCTTTAACCCGTTCTTTAAGTTTGGTTTTGCTTTCGGCGTCCATTTCGTTTAGTGCCTTAAATATTTTGCGTACTTCGTCGTCTATGTCCATGCTTACCCGTATGGTTTGCTTATCCGCCATAGTGTCCGTTCCTTTCCGCAATTAGTTCTAAAGCCGTTTCCATATCCGAGCGACGCCATTTTAATAAGTCCCCTAGGGGTATGCCGGTACTAACGGCAATTCTTACTAAATTGGTTCTTATGGTGCTTTTGGGTCTTCGTCTAGCACCTCGACGCCGTCATATTCGGTTTTACGCCATACCTTAGACGTCTTTAACTCCGTATGTCCGGCGAGCCTTGACGCGATAAATAGCATTTCGGATATAACCGTCATGCTGCCTTTCGCCATTTTCGCGGCTGCTTCGTTATATGTAAGTCCTAAAATCTCTTCTAGTTCTATCCATATTTCTATGTCTTCGTCGCTCACTATGTAGTTAGTGCCCTGTTGGGTTTTTATTTCGTACTTCATAAAGTGCCCTGTTCTCTCTAGTTAAGCGCGGGTTACGCTGCCGTCTACTACTGTTAGTTCGACTGTTGTAGTCAATACATCTACTGCGCCGCCGCCTGCTGCTGGGTAATTAGGCAGGACGTTCATAGTAAATGTCGAACCATTTGCGTCGAAACTTGCAGCAATTCCGGTATCTGGCGTTGCTGCTGCTGCGTCCCAAAGTGCGTCGCATAGTGAACCTGCCGCGCCCCAGTCTGCGTACATTTCTACGCTTAGGGTTGCTGTCTGGTCGATAGTCTTGTAAGCGCGGCCAGATAATACCTCTAGCGTTGCTTGGTTTAGTTCTGTTGTTAGCGTTACT